ATCGCCAGGGTCGCCGGCGACTGGCCCGCCACCCGCTGGGACGAGCTGATGCCGTGGAACTGGGTGCCCCAGACAGATCAGCCAACAGCCCAAGCCGCATAAACTGCGGTCCTCACGCCACGCTTACACAGGTACGCTTGCGGCTGCCGGTGCAAGCCTTCAGCAGAACAAGGACCTTACGGCTGCCAACAACCTGACGCGCGGCAACGAGCATGGGTGCTGGACTGGTGGTCAGATCGAGTCCAACCCGCCATCGGCTCGCGTCTTTGTCGCTTCGGTCACGTCGTCGGGCACGGCAGTCGTGACGATGAGTTCGACCAGCGGCATTGTCGCGGGCATGCGCGCGATCGGCCACAATGTTCCCGACTCGCCGATCACGACCGTGGTATCGGTGGACAGCGCAACGCAGGTCACCCTGAGCGCCAACGTGCCCTCACAGACCAAGCCGATGAAGTTCGAGGACACCTCACCCGAATTCTACACCATGAAGCTGCCGGTCTATTACCGTGACGTCATGGGCATGAAGCTGATGCGCACCACCCGCGCGAACGGCGGGATGCACACCCGCTTTGGCTTCGGCGATCGGACCATGTTCGTCTTCGGCAATGCCCTGCATGCCCTGACCGTCGATCAGTTCAAGGCTGTCGTGGACCGCGCTGTTCTGCTCGGGCTGACGGTCATTTTCTACACCCACGGCGTCATCCCAGGCGGCGGGGGCGTCGAAAGCGATACGCAGATCTTCACGGACCAGATGAACTACCTGGCCAGCCAGCAGAATGCCGGTGTGCTGGACTGCATGACGCTCAGCCAGATCTGGGCGCGCGACGGCGGAGCAAGTGTCCCTACCGGCCTCCTGCCCCCGCCTACGGTTGCTCCTGCCGGGGTCAATTTTGTGTCGGCATCGTCCGCCAACGACACGCCGGCCGCGCCGACTGGCCACCAGACTGGCGACCTCCTGCTGGCGTTCGCCTATCGCGATGGCGGGACCACCGTGCCGACGCTCCCGGCAGGCTGGACTTCGCTGTCCAGCGCAGGTGCGAATAACAACGCATTCCTGCTCGCCTACAAGGTCGCGACGAGTAGCGCGGAGACGATCGGGACGTTCACGGGCGCAACCAACACCGTCATTCAGTGCTATCGGGGCGGAAGCGCAACGACGCCAATCGGCAACGTATCGCCTGTTGCAGCCGGGTCGAGTGGTCAATCCAGCATCCCGGCATCGTCGTGGTCGCTGCAAAGCCCTGGAACATCGTGGGTCGCCTATTTCGGCGGTTCGCGGTCGGCGAGCAGCGATATGGATACTGTCGCCAACCGGATCGGCCACACGAACGCGACCTCTGGCTCGGATGTGGGCGGCAACGACACTTACGGTCCGGTGACGACGCTTTCCAATCTATCGGCCGGGTCGTCCGGGGGCACGTTCTGGTACGCGATCGCTGTGGAACTGAAGGCATGACCGCCACCCCCGCCGACCTGAAAATGCGCTACCCCGCGTTCGGGAACGTGGCTGACGATCGCATTCAGTATTGGCTGACCGATGCCGACCGGTTCGTGACGGATGCATGGGGCACGGACGCTGATCCGGCCCGGCTGGCCTATGCCGCGCATAAGCTGGTGCTGTCGAAGGCGCCGGGCATCTCGGACGACAGCGATTTGGCGGTGCTAGGCATCCCGACCGGTGTGACGAAATTCAAGAGCGCCAGCATGGACGTGCAGATCAGCGAGGCGGCGGCCAATCGATCGCTGGCGAGCGGCTGGGATGCGACGACGTACGGCGAGGAATTCGCTGTCATGCTCGCGCGCAACACGGGCGGGCCTATGCTGGTCGGCTATGTCGAGCCGACGTGCGGGTGGACCGGCTGGTGACGATCCCCGCCGCCTTTGCCAAAATCGCCGTGGCCTTCTCGAACGCGGGGCTTGGGTCTTTTGTCGACGCCTTAGCGGAATGGCCCGGTCAGCCTGTCGTGGACGATGGCGGGTCTATCGTATCGCCTGGAGAGCCTATCAGCCGCCCGTGCAAGGTGCAGGTCGATCGCGTCACCGAGGCGATGCGCCAGGCAGAAGGCTACCGGGACAAGGATGTGGCGCTGCTAGTCCTGTGCAACACGTTGGCAGGTGAGCTCGACACGGATGCGACGGTGAATGTCACGGCCGGTCCGAACGCCGGGCGCTGGTCGGTGCAGTCGGTCGAGAAGGATACGATGGGGACGCACTGGCTTTGTCGGGGGCGGCGTGCCTAAGATCAGTGGCCTAGATGCTCACCTTAAGCGCCTGCGCCGTCTTCAAGGCGGTGACGTTGATCGCGTCATTGGGCAGGCACTGTTCGTCGGCGGCAACCGCATTCAGGTGGCAGCCCAACTCAGCATCACGACAGGCTCGGTGAGCGGCAAAAACCACATGCCCTCGCTGCCTGGGCAGGCCCCTAATCAAGACACAGGTGTCTTGGGCAACAATATCGAGACGATCCAGAAAGAGCCGTTGTTGGTGGAGGTATCAAGCAACGCGCCGTATGCTGCTCCCCTTGAATTGGGGACGAGCAAAATGGCTGCCCGGCCTTACATGGGTCCAGCGCGTGACGCTAAGCGGAAAGAGGTCGCTGACTTGGTGGCGAAGGCCCTTGAGCGAGTGAGTAAGCGCTGATGGCGGGGGATCTAATCCGCGATGTCCGCCGCGCCATTTTGGCACAGATGAAGGCTGACGAAGCCCTTAAGGCACTCGTCCCCGCTAGCCGCATGTACCCATCGACCACGCCCGCAACACCGACGTTCCCGTTTACCCGCCTAGATGGCTTCAATAGCCTGCCGCTGGACGGCGCCTGCTATGCCGGTGGCACGATCACGCTTCTCGCTCATGGATTCGCCAAGGACCGCAAGACGGGGACTGTGGTTGAAGATTATGCAGAGGACGTGGCGGGCAAGATTGGATCGGCTATGAAACTCGCGCTTCATCGCAAGCGCGTGACTATCGGCGATGCCACTGCCAGGCTGAATGTCCGCTCGGTGCGGCTCATCCGAGACGGCGACGATGACGAGGCATATCATGCCATCCTGTCGGTAGAGGCTCGCGTCATCATCGATTAGACGGTAAGGTGCGGCGTGGATGAAAAGGCCCTCACCTTCCTGCTGACCGCCCTGATACGCGAAGGCGTCATCCCAGAGCATATCGCCTTGGACGCGGCGGAAGAGGCGCAGGCGATGGGCCACCCCAATAGCGCTTTGCAAATCCGCGCAATGTGGGCGGAAGCCCATCACCCACCCCAGCATGAACGCCAAGCGGAACAACGACGGACATCGCTGCGCGTGATTGACGGCGGTAATTTCTCAGAAGGCTGACACCTAGGCTTCGCTCAAACGAGTGGAGCCTGCCGAATGTCGTATCCGACCGAACCCGATTACATCCAGATCATGGTTAAGGTCGGCACGGCCTACACCATGCTTTGCGGCTTTGAGGGCGCCACGCTGAACAAGGCCATCCAGACGAACGACCGCTATCGTCGTGACTGCGCCAAGCCTGCCGCAATCCCGGATCGCTCAGTGCGCGTGACCGGCCGCTCTTGGGACATTAGCGGCACTGGCGTCGTCAACATGGATCAGTTCGATCTCTATGAGGACGTGCTTGGCGCCCATTCCGATTTCCGCCTGCTCTACGGCCGATATGACAACGCACTCACCGATGGCGAGCGTACCGGCTCGATCTATGGCTATCGTGACGGCAAGGGCGTCATGACCTCGCACAACGAAACGCTGAGCGAGGACAGCACGGCAGAGCTGGCGATTGCTGGCGAAGGCAAGCTTAGCTGGACGGCTGGCGCACCTGCGTGACCACTTCTGTAGAACTCGAATTCGGGCCTGGGCGGTATCGGTTTTTCCTGCCGCTCAAAGCTCAGATGGAAGTCGAGCGGCTTTGCGGAAACAAGGCGATCGGAACGATCTACGACGAGCTTTGCGGCTCGGTCGGCATAAATCAGGAGACCGGGGCAGCGCTCTACCTGCCCGGACCTGCCCGAGCCAAGGACGCCTATGAGGTGATCCGGCTTGCGGCTCAATACGCACTCCGGTATCAGCGATTGATGCTACTCGCCTTGTCGACCAGTATGTTGATGGCCGCCCTTACGCTGAATTTATGCCCGTCGCCTGGGGAATCCTTAAGGCGCTGCTGACCGGCATCCAGCTCGACGCGCCTAAAAAAAAAGAGCCTCGCAAGCGCACCAGCCGCTCAAACGAGGTGAAATCCTAGCCGGGTGCGGATCACTCGACCTGGACTGGGGAGAGATCACGATTGGTGAGTATCTGGAGGCTGTCGAGGCTCACAATCGATCAGCCAACCCAGACGCCACCAAACCCGCTTCGCCGGAGTTTGTCGATTTCATGCAGCGGCAGTTCAAGCAGGGGTGAGCCGCAGCCGTGGGGAAGCGGTTAGGAGGGTTGGGGCTCCCGTGGCAATTTCCTCAATTTGAGGTAATTGGATCACGCCCTTCTTTGCAAGGCGCAGCGCTAATACCCAATGCCAGTAGCGTCGATTAGGCGGCCCACATCGCGCTCCAAATCCCGCACTCGATCCTCAAGATCGTCATTGCTCTGACGTAGCTTCTCAATCTCGTCCTCCTGGCTGAGTGCGAGTTGCAGAGTGTAGAGCACCTGCGCGTTCATGGAGCGGCCCGACTCCTTCGCGGCAGCCTCCAGTTTGGCCTTTAGGTCCGCAGGGATGCGGAGACGGAAATGTGATTCTTCAGCCATGACGCACTGATGCCGCATTTTGCGCTTGACGTGCAATGACGCATTAGGGATACATAGTGCGTCAACAAGGAAGGAAGGAGATCATGACACGCGAAGAAAGCCAATTCCGACTGCGAGTGCCAACCGATCTGAGGGATTTTCTTCGGGATAGCGCTGGGCACAACCAGCGGAGCATCAATGGCGAGATCGTCTATGCTCTGCGCCAATATCAGAAAACGGCGTCGGCGGTCACGGCCTAGGAACCAACAGACCAACCGACGCCCTCATTATCGAGGAAACGACAATGACAGACATGCTAATAACACCGACGCTGCTCGAAGGCGAGTTCCGCGTGCTCGACACCGACTTGGCCGAGCGGCTGGGGTTCGAACGCCCGCGCGACATTCGAAAGCTCATCACGCGATGGAAGCCAGAACTGGAGCGCCTTGGGGTTTGCGCCGCCATGGCGCAAACCTCTGGGACTAAGGGCGGGCGTCCGACCATCGCCTACTACCTGAACCGGAAGCAGGCCATTTTTATCACCGGAAAGTCGGACACCGCGACGGCCACAGATATTACGATTGAGATCATCCACCGCTTTGACGAATACGAGGTCGGCCGCGTGAGCTCGCAGCAGGAAATAGTCGAGCCGCCTTTCCATTCCAAGCTGCACGACCAGTGGAGCCTGGAGGAATTACGCGCCAAGATGGCGGAGGTCAGTCTATACCGATCCACGCTCAGCACGCCCGCTGGGGCTTGGATGATGGAACGGCTGGGCTTCCCTATGCCGCCGTTGGAGATGCGCCCAGCATGGATGCGTCAGAACGACATGTTCAAGCCCGGTAGCGTGACCATCACAGTTGCCCAGCCCGATATGAGGACTGGGCAGTGACCGCCTCTAAGCTTCTCACTCGGGCTGACGTGAACGGCAAGCCTGTCTCGTTCTTTTCCCCGCCGCATTCTGAGCCGGATTTCCCGTGGGTGGATGTGGAGGAACTTGCCAGAGCTTTCCTCAATCGATCGGCGGCGAAAAGAATGGTCAGCCATGCGCATGAGTTTGATCGGCGAAACCGTCCGGTGACGACAGCGCGGAATGGCGACAAGATCGTTACGATCATCCCTCACGCATTCGCGCAGGGATTGTGCGGCGCGATCGACCATTGGAACGGCTTCATCGCTAAGAACGAAGATGATACCGGACCAGCGCACGACGCATACTGCTCAACGGCGGGACGCGTAGCGGCCGATCATTGGCCGCTTGAGATCGACCAGTTGGTCTACGCTTTTCGCAATCCGGGCGGTCCCTATCTTCGGGAAACCAAAGGCAACGCCTGAATAACAGGACGGCGTGAGGTGTAGGAGCCTCACGCCGTCCCCTGATCGCAAGCGACGCGCTGGGCACATCAGCGCGCCACCCTGCTCACCACTAGCGCAAGGAAGTGCGCAATGGCTTCGCACGCCCTACCCTCTTCTGTACCTCCACAGCAACCCGGCTTACGCTCGTTCATCGTGTACGACCGTCTGCCGGCTGGACTGGCAGCTTATCCCGTCATGGACGATCGCAATGCCCCTCATCTGCGGACCGGGGATTTCGTCATTGTCGATCCGACCGACCACGAACCGTGCTCGGGCGAACTGTTCCTTATGGATTGGAAGTCGTCGCCCGGTCATTACGGCGTCAATGAGACGTTTGAGACGGCAGGAATCAAGGGCTGGTGCGTCGGCCCGCTATCGCAGCCGGAGATGGTAAGGGAGGCGATGGCGAATGGTGCGCCAGTCTCCCGCTGGTGCGACTTCGGCTATAAAACCGAAACGCTAAGCGACCGCATCATGGGCCGGGTTGTAGGCCTGCTGGAACCGACGTTTACCGAACCCATGCGCGGCATCGCATAACCCCCTCGGGCGGCCTTAGCGCCGCCCTTTTTAATGGCCAAGCGCCATTGCCTCTGCCTCGCTGTACCGTTGGCGAAATCCATTCTCACAGTCCGCAAAAAATTGAACTGATGAACTCGTGGATTGATCGCTGATGCTCACATACGATAACTCATCACATCCTGGCTGACTGGCCACTGAAAGGCCGACTTTTGGGATTAAGGCATTCGCCCTCTGGAAGGCTGCCATGCCAATTCGGTCGACCATTTTCGGATATTGAGATGGGTTTAACGCATTGATTGCCCCATCTGCCATGCGTGGCTTTTTATTTACCTCCCTCTCATGCAGCACTGGTTTCTCGCGGCGCTGAGTTCCGGCGTTTGAAATGAAAACCAGACCCAACACGCCAGCGCCCACCAATAAAACGGTTGACCCAAAACCTCTTTCCTTAGCCAAGGCGTCCTCCCAACGGCGGTAGGCCGCAGCGATCCCACAAATTAGCCTGTCCCGGCAACCCCGGAGCAATTTGTGCCGCAGATCGACCCTATCATTCTAGAGCTTCGTGCCGAAACTCGACAGCTAAAGAACGAACTGCAATCCACAACAATCCTTGTGCGCGACCAAATGGACCAGCAGACCCGGTCCATTACGCGGCTTGAGGCATCCGCTGATAGCTCGACCCGCCGGATTGGCTCCTCGTTTTCCACGATGAGCAACAACATCAATGCGGCATTGGCAGGAATCGCGATTGGGGCGGTTGTTCGAGAACTTGCCGACCTCGCGGACCAAGCCAAACAGCTTGATGCACAGCTTCGACTAGCGACTGATGGGCTTGGCACGTTTCAACAGGGACAAGAGGATGTCCGTCGCATCGCAGACCTGACGCGCGGTTCTTTGGAGGCTACTACAAAACTATACGGCGGTTTTATCCGAGCAGCTGGCGAAACGGGCAGAACGCAAGATGATGCCGCCCGCGCCACGCAGACCTTTGCAGAAGCTTTGAAGATCGGCGGAGCGAGCACCGAGGAAGCGGCCAGCGCCACATTGCAGTTTAATCAAGCCCTCCAGTCAGGCGTCCTGCGCGGTGACGAGTTCAACTCTATCATGGAAGCCAGCCCGCGTATTGCCCGGCTGCTGGCGGATGCGCTTGACGTTCCGATCGGTCAGCTCCGCAAGATGGCGGAAGAGGGCAAGATCACATCTGACGTGCTCTTTAGCTCTCTCACCGACCGCCGCTTCACGGCAACTATCGACGCTGAATTTTCTAAACTCCCCACAACGTTCGGGGAGGCAATGCAAAAAATAGAAAACGCAGCTGTCATATCCTTCGGCGCCTTCGATCAAGGCGGACAATTCTCTAACGCCTTAGTCAGCTTTTTAACTGATGGAACAAACACGTTCACATCGCTGGCCAGAGAGGCGCAACAGTTTGGTGTCGATACACGAGCCGTCTTTGATGGTTTAGCAAATGTCTTTGACCCTATAGGGGTTAACGGCAACGCTGTTTTTGACGCACTCGGCATCCGCATCTTTAGCGTGCGAGAGCAGATCAGCAGCCTTCTGCACAGTTTCGACCAGGTTTACAATTTCTATGCTGATGCCAACAACTTTGGCACGCGCATTGAGAATGCCTTCATAAATGGGCTAAACCGCGCGCAAATCAGAGCAGGCGCAGACCCAAAAACATTGCCGAAACCCACGCCACTTTTGCAGAGAGCTCAGAGTGGGGATAATTTCGATAGCGGGGCAAGATTGAGTGCAGCGCGTGGACGGCTCGATGCCGCCGCGCGACGACTGGAAGGTCAAGGGTATATCGTCCCCCGCAATGCTGATGGTACGGTCAATGAGGCGGGCATCGTCCGCGCACCTCGGGCAAGTCGAGGCAAGCCGCCCCGTCCTGCGGCGACGGGCGGGGGCGGGAAAAAGGGGCGCACCCGCACAGGCAAAAGCGATGCAGAGCGCCAGCAGGATCGAGACGATAAGTTCACGGATTCCCTCGTCGCGGCCATTTCCCGCGACGCCATGAATGACAGCGATCTTCGGCCGATGTTGTTGCCCGACAGCGACCGCGTGGCGGCGGCTGCTCGGCAATTCCGGGACATAATTGGTGAAGTCGGCAAGGACTATGACGATCCGTTTGCCAGCGTGAAGGAGTATGACGCAAGTCAGGACATCTATTATAAGAGCCGCGAGGAAGCCGAGCAACGCCTGCAAAATCAGCGGGAGCAGGACACATATCAGCTTGCGGGTCTATTCGAGAGTGCCTTGACGCAATCCGGGGATCAGTTCTGGGAGAGCTTCAAGCGGAATGCGCTTAGGACTTTGGCCTTCATCGCAGCCCAGGCGGTCGTCACGTCTTTCTCGTCAGGCGGCGGGGGCTTCGGCTCTCTGCTTGGGAATTTGGGGCGCGGCCTGACCGGCAAGGCGGGAGGCAGCAGCAAGGGCGGGCTCTTATCGGCCCTCGGTTTTATCTTTGGTCAGCCGACCGGCATTCCTGGCTTTGCGACTGGCGGGTCAATGCTGCTCGGGGGAAGTCCGGGCGTCGACCAGAACCTACTCAGCCTGAACGGTCAGCCGATTGCCCGTGTCAGCCGGGGCGAGACGCTGAACGTCAATCCGGGCAGCGTGGCGGCGCGAGGTGCTGCAACTCAACAACCCGTCGTCATCCAGCTATCGGCCGACGAAGGCTCTGCATTCGTCCCACGTGTGACCCAGATCAGCGGCGGAACGGCGGTGCGCGTGGTTCAAGCGGCAGGACCAGCCATCGCAAAGGCTTCGGCGGCAAAAACTCAGCTCGACATGACCCGCGCACGCAGCCTGTCGGATTAACGGCGGTAACGCCATCCCCTCCCCCGCCCTTAGCATCTCCGCATGGCGACCCGCGTTTTCCACCCGTGCCAATTTAATTTTGGCGACGACGATATACGGGTTGTCGGGGCTACGGTGTCAGGCGGTACGTCGCTTTCAGGCATTGAGGACACGACCGAGACGACGGGTGGGGGCTTCTGGCGCGCTGACTTCTCCGGCGCAGACTTTGGCGATCGCACCGAACAAGGCCGCCGCGAGACGCTATCTTGGCGCGCGCTGAACGGCGGCATGATTGGCGGGTCGGTTCCGGTCATCGTCCAGTTCTGCGACCGATGGCATCAGCCGGTTGGAGATGCCGCGCGCGTGCCTCACAGCGACGGCACCCCGTTCAGTGACGATAGCTTGTACGTTGGCTCGGGCGCGTCTGCCACGATCGCCGCAGTGGTTAACGGCCAGACGGGCGGCAATCGCTGCACTGTGCTGGACATCCGCTTTGCGGGCCAGAAGCCGCTGATTGGTGGCGAACGCTTCAGCTACATCGGCGCGGATGGCTGGGGTGACCGGGCAGCCGAAATCTACTCCATCGAGGATCGCGGGGGCGGCGTCACGCGTGTCACATTCCAGCCTCCGATCCGTGGCGGTGTCGCGGCCGGTGACATGCTGGACTTCGACAACATCCGCTGCCGGATGCGCCGTACCAGCGAGGCGAGCAACGCGCTGTCACAGGGCATCTTCGGATCGGGCAGCCTGAGCTTTGTCGAGGACATGCGGCCGCCAGTGGTGCCGGAATGAGCGGGCGGTCCATCCTCGTCAGGATCGCGACGACTACGCCCGCGCGGCTATGGTCCGGCGTTGGCGACCTATTCGTGCCAGTCGATGCGGTCGAGACGGACGTCGATGCGCGCTATCTTGGCGGTGGCGAGCTGCTCGACGGACTGAACGACATCGAGCAGCTGCTGAACGGCACAGCTGCCCGGCTCGACGTGCGGGTGTCTGGCGTGTCGCTGGCCACCCAACGCTTAGCGGTGGACGAAGCCGCTGACGTGAAGGGCAAAGCAGTCGACGTAGGCGTGGTCGAATTTGACGACCTAGGCCAGCTATCAAGGGTCATCTGGCGGGCGCATTACCGGGCCGACAAGTTGGCCGTGGCGAACGAAGGCTCCAGCCGGATCATCACGCTCTCGATGGGTTCCGAAGACACCGGCCGGTCGCGCGCGCCGATCAGCTTCTGGACCCACGCAGACCAACAGCGCCGCTCGCCTGGGGACCGCATATTCGAGCGGGTCAGCGGCATCAATGGCGGGACAAGCCGTCTGTTCGGTCCGACCTGATGCACGTCAGTGACTTCCTTGCCCTGCCCCGGCCTGCCTGGGATTTTCGCGGCCACGATTGCTGCCGGTGGGTTGACCGGTATCTGTGCGTGAACGGCTATGCCAGCCCGATCAAGGCGCTGGGGCTGCGATACGACAGCGAGCGGTCGGCTTTGCGCGTGATCGCCAAGGGCGGCGGTCTAGTGGCGCTGTGGAGCGCTGGGATGACGGCTGTAGGTGTGCGCGACGCCGACCAGCCGCAAGCTGGTGACGTGGCGGTGATCGAACGCGCCACCGCCGATGGCCTCAATCAGGCCATGGGCCTGTTCACGGGCGATCGCTGGGCGTCCCTCACCCCGCGCGGGCTGGAGTTTGGCCCGGCTGCTACCTCGCGCATCTGGAGGCCTTGATGGCAAAGACCCTGGGCTCCATCCTGACATTTGCGGGCGCGGCCGCTCTTGTAGCCACGGGCGTTGGTGCTGTCGGAGGGCTGGCGTTTTTCGGCTCCGTTGGGAGCATCAGCTTTGGAACGGTAGGCCTTGGGACGCTGCTCACTGCGTCGTCTATCCTGACAGCCGCTGGCGCTCTGATCGGGGGATTGGGGGGCAATGGGAGCCAACGCCCCGAACCTACCCGAACGGCGATCAAAACCGAAATCCCGCCGCGCGTGTCCGCCTATGGCCGCCTGAAGCTCTACGGGGCCTATAACCTGTATGAGACGGTCAACGGCACGGCTGTGGATTGCTGGGCCTTCCACGACGGACAGATTGACGGCATCGAGCGCTATTACCTTGGCGACAAGCAGGTCACGCGTAAGGCGAACGGCTACGTCCAGAAGGGCGACGCCGGGATCTACGGCACCGACATCATCCAGATCGGAGCCAATCTTGGCTTACCGACAGAGACAGCCCACGCAGCATTGATTGCAGCCGCGCCTGCTATCTGGTCGACCGATCATCGCGGCGATGGCGTCGTCACAGGCTACATGATTTCCAAACCGGTCAAGACGGCGGACTATCAGGAAGTCTACGCCAATGGCGGCCCAGACCGTACCCCGCTTGGGCTGGCGATCCGTGCCCAGCTCGTATTCGACTGGCGGGACAGCACGCAGGACGTGGGCGATCCGCGCACGTGGAAGTGGTCGGAAAACGCTTGGCTGCATATCGCGCACTACAAGCTGGTGCGCGAGGCAATCGGCCCGATGCGCCCGCCATCGCATTCGCAATACTGGGCTGACATCCGGGCCATGTATGAGGCGCGGTGGGCGCGCATGGCGGCACCGACGCTAGCGTTCTGGACGGCGTGCGCGAATGATGCCGACACCACCGTCCCGCTAAAGGCTGGCGGCACCGAACCGCGCTATCGCTCCTGCGTCAGTCACAAGCACACGGACCCGCACAAACAGGTCCTGAGCGCGCTGTTGAACACCTGTGACGGCTGGATCGCTCAGCGGGCGGATGGTGCGTATGTGCCGCGCCCTGGTCGCTATTACGTGCCTACCGTCACGGTCGGGCCTGACGTGATCGTCCAGTACTCGGTCGAGGAAGGGGTTGAGGACGAGAACGCGCTGAATGACCTGAAGGTCACGTACATCAGCGACCAGCACGATTTCAATCAGGTCGACACCGACGATTGGACAGATGAAGACGACATCGAGGCGCGCGGTGCGGTCCGGTCCGACAGCCTGGAAAATCAGGTGCCAAGCCATGCGCAGGCGCGGCGGCTGGCTAAGCGCAAGATGGCGAAGGTCATGGCTCCGAAGCGCGGCACTTTCCTGCTAACCTCGCAAGCGGAGGCCGTGCTAACCGAACGCTATGTCCGGTTCCGCGCGATCGAGGGCGTTGGCACAGACAATCCTTTCGTCGCCTATGATGGGCCGGTCGAGATTACGGCGCTGTCCATCAACCTGCAAAACGGTCAGATCAGCGGCTCGTGGATCATGGCTGACCCGAACGTGGATACGTGGAACCCGGCGACTGAGGAAGGAAATCCAGCGCCGGTTGGCGAACGCGTGGCAGTCGAGCCGCTAGACCAGCCGACGATCGTCAGCGCTTCGGCTGTTTTCTCCGCTGTCGGTCAGAACCCTGGCACGGACGATCCGAGCGGAGAGCCGCAGGATGGAACGACCTCTACGGGGGCGCGCGTGCTTATCGCGGCTACCGGGCCCGATCGCACAGACCTGACGTGGTATGCTCGCTGGCGGGTCGGCACGTCGGGCAGCTGGAACGAACGCGAATATGCCGACGCCGATCCCGGCCCTGGCGTGTCCTTCACAACCGAGTTCGTGCCCCTCAGCGCAAACATCAATGTCGAGGTGTCCTATACAGTCGGGGATGGCCGCGCCTCACCATGGTCAGAGTCGGCTGTCGTAGACACGCGCCAGTCCTGACGGCGGTAGGGTCTAGCTGTCCTACGCCTAGCGTTCCGGCAATGATGGAGGCGCTGCGTGGCTGGAATTAAGGATCAGGCGAACTCGGTCTATCGCGATTTCGTGGTCGACGGGGTGCCCGCCTCTGGCCAGAACGACCCCGCCAAATCAGACATCCGTAATCTATTCTCGGCCGTCGACATCGGCATTGCAGCCGCGCAGGCCGGTATCAAGATTGTCGCCACCACAGCCGATCGCGACAGCTATTATGCGACGCCCGCAAACCAGTCCAAGCTGGTTTACGTCAACAATAACAACGGCTCCGCGAGCGATCCTGCGAACGGCGTCTATGAATATTCGGGCGGCTCGGCCCGACTGGCACAGGGCTTCTATCAAGGTGTGGCGTCGGTCGTTCAGCCGCTGGTCGACCGAGCCGAGACCGCCGCATCTAGCGCTCAAGCATCTGCCACGACTGCTCAAAACGCCGCCTACGATATCGCGTATCTCAATGGCGAAACGGCCAATGGCCCTCTGTACAAAAGCGATGGCTCTCTTTCCGGCTGGTCGGGGGATCTAACCGCTTGGTCATCGGTGCAAAAGCCAGCGCTGATAAGCTACAACCCACCGCCCTTCATGGCGCAGGAGCCTGGGCCAGCTGGCTCAAGCGATCATGGCGGTGTGCGTGAAGGCTATTGGCTCGAAGACACCGATGGCACCTGGTACATCTTCTATGGCGCTGGCGATGGCTCGACGTCTGGGCCCGACGGACCATGGCGCCCGCAATATGCCAAGAGCGTTGATCGTGGCCTGAATTGGACGAAGCTCGGCGAGGTTCCCGGCATCAGCCTCAACCATGGCTACGATTCCGGCATGTGGCCCTCGCGCGATAACCTGTTCGTTTTCCGGCATACGGATGGCTTCTACTATTTCCATACGCTGACGGCAGGATCGGTCACGCAAAACCAGATATGCGGGCAGCCTTACACGTCGGATGTCTGGAAGGCATCAAATATCAACGGACCCTACACCTATGTAGGCTACACCCTGCAACAGGGCCCCGCAGGTCGCTTTGACGCTCTGGACGCATATGCGAGCAGCCTCGTCAAGCAAGGCTCCACGTGGCATCTATTCTACTCTGCCACCCGAGAGTCTGGGAGCGAATGGTACATCGGCCGCGCGACGGCCTCGACCCCTTATGGGCCGTTCACCAGCACTGGAGTTCAAGTGCTGCCCGACAACATCCGCGGACAGGATGAGAACCCGGAAGTGTTTTGGCACCCGGTTCTTGCCAAATGGGTGATGCTGACGAACAACGTCAACAAGGCATTGGCGGGGACAGACAGCAACCGCGCCTACTTCTCTGATAGCCTGACCGACTGGTCGGCGGCTGTGGTGAACATCACGCAGCGTATCTCGCCTATGGACGGTGTGCGAGCGGTTGGCCACTCGCGTCCGAAGCGTTTTGCCGATTACACGGTGGATATGGACGGACTTGGTAATGTCCCGGTTATCTTTGATACTGACCCTCCCCCGGACAGCCTCGGGAACCACACCGGGCGTCGTCTAAAATACGCTGTACTGGAGCCAAGCAACAAAGAATTGCGCGTGCAGACAACTTCGTCAGCCGGAGGCGATCTCAAGCGGTCCATGCTGCATGACTCTTTCGTGGCGGACTTCTGCCTTGTCACATACGCTAATCAAGGCAGCATGAACTTTACCTATCGGGGGCATGACGACACCTACTACAAGGTCATTTTCGATCTTGGCCAGAATACAACGGCAGGGCTTGCCGCGATCTTCAGCAAGGTCATCGCAGGGACCGAGACGGGAATAGCGAACTCGGTAGGCGCTACAGTTCGTTCAGTGGTAGGGCTGTACCACCGCATCACCGTCGTGGTGCGAGGATCAGTTCACCGCGTCTACGTCGATGGCGAACTGCAAATCAACGCAGTTGACGGAGAAATTCCGTACGGCCGAGACATCGGCTTCAAAGGCAATGGGCCTCTGACTGCCGCAGTTCGCGGCATGACGATCCGCAAGAACAATGATGTCACCCTGAAGGGACGGGGCGGCAAATCTACGATCTCGCTTCGCGGGGTCGGCTATATCCCGTTGGCGGCAGCAGACGGTGGCAGCGGATCTACGACACTCACGATCGCACACTATCCGGCATCATCGGTCAATAGTGACCTGGCCAACGTCTATGCGCCCTCAACCGGCGTCTGGGGGGGCGACGTCATCTACGACACCAACGGTCAATGATCGCATGGGCGGCATTCTGATGCGACGCCGGGCGCTTCCCCGGCAGGAGTGAAGTGATGGAACATCCGCAGCACTGCCAGCATCTGGCGGAGCAGATTGCAGCCGAGACGGACGAGGCGAAGCGTGAGGCTTTGCGCGAGCGGTTTCGGGATGGATGCCACGACGACTCGCTGGACGCTGGCGATGACGAGGCGACCGTGCAGCCGCTGAGCGGCGGTGGTGGCACGACGAACCCGACGCAGCCCGGCAAGCCGACCAAGCCGTAATGTCCATCCTCGCGCTTTTCTATCGGTTGTCGCTCGACCAGATCATCCTGATCAGGTTCGGGCTGATGTGCTCTGCGGTGATCGCTGCGGCCCACACGGCACCGGAAGAGCGCGAGCAGCTGCGGTTCGCGGCGATCGCGGTCGGCGTTAATTGGCTGCTGTTCGCTTCGTACTGGATCTACGCGCCGATTTCCCCGGCCTTCCTTGTCTATGGCTCAGGCAAGGCGATCGGACTGACAATCGCGGTTCGGCATGAGGACATGTGGGCGCTGAGCGACTTGCTCTGCTTGATGATCGTCGGCCTGCGGTGCCGGTTCCAGTGGTGGGGGCCATTGGTCTGGGGGATGTGGATCGGGATGCTCGCCATCCTGTCCGTCGAATGGGCCAACGGGCTCGAATATCTGGATATTAAGCCGATGCTGGACGCCTCCCTCGTCACACAGCTGCTGGCATTGCTCGCACTATCGCTGTTTGGAGGAAAAGGCTGTGCCGATCGTCTGTTTGATTTGCGGGATCGCTTTCGTCGCCTGGGCTTGGGCCCCGGCCGGAATGGTCTCGGGAATGCTGAGGCGTCTTCGTGATTGACCAGAACGACCACCGCGCCCTTTATATCGCCAT